GTTAGGGAACTCTGTAAAGTATTTCTCTATGAGTGCCTCCGCTGCTCCTTTAGATATTTGTAGCGTATCGGCCAACTTAAAGGGTCCCATTCCGTAGGCCAATCCGAAATTAATCGCTTTAATTTGCGTTCGTAAGCTCTTTTTCTCAGCAGGGTCAGCGTCTCTCCACTTATCCTCGAAGACAAGGTCGGCGCATACTCCATGAAGATCCAGTCCTTTCTCCAAGGCTTCCAGCCAAACAGGGTCTTGTGATCCATAAGCAATGACGTTTAGTTCCTGTGAAGAGTAATCGGATGACACAAAGACCCACCCTTCTGGAGCAATGAAACAGTTTCTAAAGGTATTATCGCTTGGAATCTGCTGCATGTTTGGTTTAGAGGACGAAACTCGTCCAGTATCCAAGATTTGCGAGAAGTTTGTGTGCACCTTTCCGTCTCCATTAACGTAATTGAAGAACTTAGTACCGTAGGCGTTTGCCAACTTGGTCCTTTCTTTATAGCGTATATATTCATGTATTAGTTTGTGCTTGTACCTGTGTTTGTTTAGGTTCTTCCCGTTTACATCTTCAAGACTAGGTACTAGGTTTTGAAAAAGCTTAAGGGTCTGCATAGGGGAGCCCCAATTGACAGCAGTGTGTCGTACCTCCTCAATAGGAGCAAACATATCTGCTTGGATTGGGATACGATAATGCTGTAGCAAATCATGTTCCAATACCATATTATCTAAGTGTAAGGCTTTCTTGTATGCCAGCTTGACATTCTCTTCTGCCATAGCTGTCCACCTATCCTTATCAATAGCTAGTCCTTCGTACTCTATCTCTGCGAATACTCTGACTACTTCGTTCTCAAGACGGGCAGTCTGTTCGAGTGAATACGTATGTAGTAGCGGTATCTGCTTATTCCGTATGTCACACAGATAAACCACATCGTTCGCCCCATACGTAATCTGGTCGATCGTATACGGTTGACCTTTGAGACCGATGAACTTGCTCCTGACCGTCTTGTCCAGAACAACCTCGAGATATCTTTCACAACACCGTGCGAGTGAATAACCGTAGTCTTGTTTACCACAATGCAGAACTCTCTCGACAAGATACGTATCGTATATACCCTGTACGCTGGCGTTGCCCCACTTCTTGATAAACTTATAATCGAACTTAGCATTGTGGAAAATCTTTGTAATAGATGCATCTTCTAGTATTTCTTTTAGAGGTGTAACATCCACAATCCTGGTGTCAATAACATACTGTCTGTCCTTATCCCCAATCTGAAGCATAATCATCTTCTTGGAGGTAAAGTCAAAGCCCTCCGTCTCGGTGTCTACCCCAAGTACGGTTTTGCTTTTACAATATGACACACACTCTTCAATCGTGGCTTGTTGTATCGTCTGTAGGTTCAGTAGAGAATTGTTCCCTACGAATCTTATCTTGCTTTGATTTTTCATCATACATGTATAATAATATTTGTTGTGCATCTTCAATAGAATACATCTTTCCAAGAAAGGATACGTCCCTTCTCTTAGCATTTTGACTGTGACTAATTAATCTGCGTAGTAAATCTACGTTGTTGTCACGTATCAATGCTGCAATCTGTTTCATCTTTCCCATAATTATAGGTTTAGGTGGTTAGTAAAAAAGGGGGACACCATAATGGCATCCCCCCTAAAATCAACTGCCCAGTCCCACTGCAGCACCTGCTGCTACGAATGAGGGTTGAGCAACAACAACTTCAGCAGCACTTGTATCGACGAAGCTGTGAGAGCATTGCTCAGCAGCAGTCAATTTAGTGTGACGGTACACTGGCATCAGTGCACCATTAGCTGGGTTTTTCGCTGTAACAATTTCACCAGTACTAGGGTTACTCTTAGGCTGCTGTGAAGCAGAATAAGGGTTCTTCTCGAAGTCTTCTTTGACCTCGATCCCAGTTGGGAAACCATACAAGTCGTCAGCAAAGATGACAGCATCACCCTCTTGATTACAAGAGCCTTCCATGGCTCCCAAGAGTTTGATAGCCTGCTCTGCAGACAACGAACGAATTGCAGTAGGGCGTTGTGTCCCACCAAGAGATTCAGTACCCTGCTCTAGTGCAATCATTACACTATCCATAGAAGAAGAGGTCACTGGACCTGTAATCTCCTGTTGGAATTGAACAGAAACTTGGTTCTTGGTAGAGCGTGTGTTCGCCCACCATCTGCGTACTACTGTTTTGCCCGTAGCCAAGGCATTTTCATAAGAATTACTCATGATTAAAATAAATAAATAAAGTAAAGAAATATGTGGCAACATAGGTCCTGCCACGTAGACCGCCCTGAGAAAGGGTCGTGGATTGAGTGTTGGTTTTGGGGTTGTAGTTCCTAGAGATGGGTACAAAGGGTTGAAACAATAATGCTCCAACCCTTTACCTCAATTTACCCAACACTATGGTTACACGCAGGGGAGTCGAACCCCATTGCTCTTCTCTATGCGTAAAGAATAACAATCCATTCACGAACCACCGTGAATTACGTGTAATGTGAAGCGGGGAGCACCGAGTGAAACCTAGGAACTCGAACATACTCCCCTAACCATTGTACCACTCAGTACTAAAGGGATGGTTACTCCCGCATGTATGGAGGACATGCAACCCCACCTCTGTATAGCCTAAGGCCCAAAGGATGTTTGGAAACGCAGTGAGGAATCGAACCTCACTTAACTCGAGTATTAGCCACCAGGCTACGTTTGTAACCAGTTTACTTGGTTTGATTAATTATACCCCAACTACCTGTTGGGTATTTGATTCTGTATGGTACATCATTGAACAACTCGTGCTCAATCATTAACCATATAATAGTATTCTTACGCTTGACTTTAACGTCAAATACTTTTACACCAGTGTGAATAACGTTACAGGTGAGAGCTGACTCAAGCATGATAGATTCAAGACTTTCGTCAAATCGTGCTACATATAGATCACCATCTACGTCTTCCAACATACCAAACATACGGCAGTTGTAAGCCTGTGCCGATATGGTGGTCGACACAAGCATTAGGAGGATTATTGATAAGCTGCGCATCTTCCTTCGTTATGAGATGAGTAGACTCCGTGTCCTGTTGTACAGGATGCTAATGAGAACAAGAATGCTCCCATAGCTGCTACAATCAAGTAGCGGATAATAGTATCTTTCATGGTTTTAGTGGATTTGGTTTAACTTTTCAAGGGCATCTTCACATCTGTCTTGTTCCNNANACAATTCNACCATCTTCTTTTTGATGGCTGAAATACGGTCGATGTTCTCTTGTTTCATCTTAGACATCATCTTATCGAACTCATCCATTTTGAGGTCAAGAGGTGTCTTAATTGTGTTTTTAGTCTCTGCAGACTTTGTTAGATTAAATGACATTGTTTTGGGTTTTAAAATGAGGTTTGTGTAATAGTATTAGATATAGGTAATACTACTACGTGGTAAATAGTGGGAAAAAGTGGTGCGTACGGCCTGGTCGCCATACACACACACTTGTCTGTATAATGAGTCCACAGCTATCACCTTGGGACTACTACACTACCCAAAGGAAGGGTCATTGATTGAGTGTAAAGAGTAGTAGACAATAACAAATACCTGAACCGGTGATAGTGAATGTTATTGTTGTTGATTGAGTGTGTTACCTCTTCAAGCAGAAGCATTAAGCTTCTTACTTGATTAGGGAGCGGCCCGAGAGNTGTAAGAAAGGGGAGCCGGAGCTCCCCTATGACTTACAGGCTAACAGCTACACCAGCATCAGAGTAGACGTTGGCTGTAGCGATGAGCTGACCATCTTCTGCAATCAGAGCGTTGAGGCTCTTCAGGTCGATGGGCTCACCAAGCGTGTAGCTTTTCTTCCCGATAGGGAAGGTTAGCTTATTGCCGTCAGCAAGTGTGACGGATACGAAGGCACCATTAGGTCCGACGACAGGCTGTGCAGAGACAGCATTGGGATGGCGCTCTTTGAGCACCGCGAGAAATGTACGCATAACGTAGTTGTGTGCAGGAGAGGTTAGCCTACACACGCATTAAGGAAAGGGTTATTGATTGAGTGTGATAGTGAGAGAGTGCCCGTTAGGGCACGGCTCTCATATCTCTGAGTCCAGCTTATCCAAGTACTTGTCTTGGAAGCTACGTCTTCGATTGATGTCTCGTCGCAGCTTTTTAAGAGCACGTGTGCTCTGTGCTTCTTCGCTCATAGTAGCAGTGTAGATGAAGTGTGCCATGCACACGAAGGCGATGATGCAGATGAACCACAAGGTGGTGTCAGGCATCTGGGCTGTCATAGGTTCCATTAGTTCTGGGTGTTTAGTTGTAGACATAGGGGGGGACCCCCTAATCACGCATTGTAGGTGGGGTCTTGGATTGAGTTGGGTAACACTCTCACAAACTACCCAATTTTCAAAAAATTTTTCTCAAAAAAAAATCCCCGCTACTAGCGAGGAAGTTTAGTCCAGTGGTGATCTGGTAAGTCTATATGGATGTCCATAGTTTGATTCAGGTATCTAACCCTGCTCATAACCTTGAATAGCTCAGGAGCATCGCTTTGAACTCTAGATTGCCACTTATTTGTATCCCTCAACTTTTCTTTCTTCTGTCCCATAATCCAAATAATCTTCTTTTACTACCCTTCTTACGGCTCTTTTCGTTACGACCTCTGTTTGTACTTTCAGATTCACTCTTCGTACTCCCGTCTGGTTGATGACTTACATCTTTCCCATCCCCATTTCCGTAGGTACCATTCTCCCTGTTCTTCTTATTAAGAGCAGCTCTATACCCAGATTTGTCTTTCTGGAAACGTAGATATTCTTTTTTGTAGTCACGAGCCATAGGGTAAATATAAAGAAGATGTTGTAAATTTGCAACATGGCAAACAAAACCAACAACAACTTGTACGTTAAAAACAACGTATCTCGTCCTGGAGTGCATGCAAAGACTAGACACTCGACAAGTAAAACATCCAAAAACTACAAAAAGAAGTATCGAGGGCAAGGTAGATAAAAAGAGTTTGACTATATTTGCAACGAAACCACTTCTGTGACCGGCCCTCGGTAACCAAAAAGGGGCCTAGACATCGGGTTCTATTAGCTGTCAACATAGTCAGTGAACGTCGTCCCCGGTAGTTTCAAAAAGTGCGTTGGTATAAAACTCGGGTGGGACCTAGGCTATAGGCTGATAGAAATGCCCCCACACAGGCTAGACACGGCGAGTGGAAATCCAGCGTTAGACACAAAACCCAAGGGGGAAAATTATATAGTTATGAGAGATATTAATAAAATTGTAATCCATTGTTCTGCTACCCGTGAGGGCCAGGACTTTGATGTAGAAACTATTCGTAAATGGCATACAGACCCTAAGCCACAAGGTAGAGGATGGTCAGATATCGGATACCATTACCTAATACGGTTGAATGGTGATCTAGAAATCGGGCGTTCTATTGACAGGCAAGGAGCTCATGTTAGAGGCCACAACAAAGATTCTATTGGGATCTGTTATGTGGGTGGAGTGGAAGCAGATGGTAAAACACCTAAGGATACGATGACTCCAGAACAGGAGAAGTCTATGAGAGAGATCATATTCGCTTTGCGTATCGTGCAGGATAAGAACATCACCATCCACGGCCACAACGAATTCAGTTCAAAGGCATGCCCTAGTTTTACAGTATCAGAAAAGTTTGCAGATATTATGTAACTTATTTGGGTATATAAGGTAAAGTTTTATATATTTGTCATAAACCAAACATTATGGCAAATCTAAACTTCATCCCAACCCGCGATTGGATTGTTCTACCTCTGGTATCAAAGGACCAAACAGACGCAGGCATTATTCTACCGGACTCCCAAAAGAAGTCCCTGCAGTCAAACATTCTTAAGGTACTTGCTGCCGGACCAGAATGTATCATGGTCAAAGAGGACGATACCGTTATGGTACATCCCAATACCGAAGGACTCATTGTTACTATTGATGCTATAGAATGCATCATGGTAAATGAATTCTCAATCTGTGGAGTAATTCCTGATCAAGGATGACCGGTACGGTAACCATACCACTTAAGGAGTTTGATAAACTCCGAGACTCTACTGCGATAGCAGGGAAACAACAAGAGAGGGTACTCCAGGCCACTAAGGAACTGGAAGTATTCCTCTCTTTTGTGTGTACAAGGCAAAACTTGGAGCCCCTCGTAGAAGAGTTCAACAGACAATCAAAGAACTCTACCATCCAGTTAGAGAACGGTAGGGCTAAAATTATTTTCAATAATGAGTAGAACTATAAAGATAAAAGCTGACAGCACCTTTAGGTTCCTACAAGTCTTTAATGGAATACTAGAGCTTACGGACAAAGAACTCCTTGTGCTTTCTAAATTTGTAGACAATGCGGAACATGGATTTTGTTCTGCGGAGTCTAAGAAGATAGTGGCTAATGAAATTGGGATACTTGATCCAAATACTCTAAACAATTACGTAAAGAGACTTAAGGACAAGGGAGCAATAGTAAAAGGAAAAGCTGGATATAAACTGGCACAAATACTAGTGCCTAGTAACAAAGTAACAATTGAGATCACTAGATGAAATAGTACAAACCCGTTACTACTTTGATCCTTACTATATAAGTATAATGCAAAGTAGCGTGGGAAAGTTCTTAGTAATAACTATATACGATGAGCGAACAGAAGAAACTACCGTCGATGGGCCAGATGCTAAAGAATTTTGCTAAAGATGTAGCAGAATACGCAAAGGCAGGAGCACCACATGTATCAGAGAAACAGTATAACTACAGGCTAAAGACCTGTGATGAATGTGAACACCTCAGGAAAGAAGCCATGAGATGTGGAGAATGTGGATGCCTTGTAGAACACAAAGCAAAGTGGGCTACATCCAATTGTCCCAAAAAGAAGTGGCCACAAGTCTTGATAGGCAAAGATGGTAAGAAAGTTAAAGTAGGCAGAGGAGCTGCTAAAAAGCAAAGACAAAGTGCACAAACCGATAATACAAAAACTGGCAACAAGGCATGACTTACCACTAACAAGAGTAGAAGAAGCAGTCATGCACCAATTTAAGTACACCTCACAGGTGATTAAAGCGGGTGCGTTTGAAGCTGTACGGCTACCCTTTTTAGGTAAGTTCCATGTAAACCCAGGAAGACTTAAGTATCTACAGAAACACAATGAGGGATCTGATAACAGTAAGTAACAATGTAGTTGTCCCAAGCGCCTACGCATTGACCATTAATGAATTTAAGGGTCTGAAATCCGGCGAACTGGGTGCCATATACTTCTATACGGACCACCGTTCCCCCTACGCTGTGTATGAAGAAGAAGACAGAATGGCTAAGATTAGTCAAGATCTGAAGGTTAAGTTCACCCCTAAAGTAATGGGAGGAGTGAACAAGTATAAGGAACTCTCAGAAACATCAGCCATAAAACTTCTTAAATCTGCACGTAACTCAATAACCAAACTAGAGAGATACTTTGCTACGATAAACCTTAACGTACTGGATGACAACGGGAAACCGATCTATCACGCTAAGGACCTCATAGGGAATCTAGCCAACATGGGTAAAGTAGTAAATGGACTTGATGAGCTTGAGGCTATTGTACAAAAGCATGAGCAGAAAGATAATCCTAACCGTGGTGGGGTTGTTACCAATAAGTACTCACAGTAATGTTTAAGAACAGTATCAGGTACTCCCCTGCAGCCGGCCACTACCTTGAGTATGGATTTTACACAGATGCCATACCTGGGACAAGAGAATATTATGATCACTGGGATGGAGAGAAGAAAAGATGCACAGAAGGATACGAGGGGTTAACAGGATATCACTACTTTTATCTTAACTACTGCCCAATAGACAGAGTAGTAGACGATTACCTAGCAGATGGTACCAAGATCGCAAGAAGAGAACGAACATTTCCTGCATTCTACGACGGAGACCACGAGTACTTCACTGCCGTAGATACCGCCCGAAAAACAAACAAACATTTAGTCGTACTTAAGGCTAGACGTAAAGGCTTCTCCTATAAGGCTGGTGCTATGCTAGCACGTAACTACTTCCTAATGCGTAACTCTAAGAACTACGTATTCGCCTCACAGAAAGAATACCTCATCGGGGACGGCCTACTCTCCAAAGCATGGGACTTTCTATCCTTCATCGATGACAATACGGCCTGGACACAACCAAGACTACGTGACCGTGAGATGCACAAACAATCAGGGTACAAAAAGAATGTTAACGGAGCAGATGTAGAACTCGGGATGAAATCCCAAATCATTGGGGTATCTCTAAAAGACAACCCAGACAAGGTTCGTGGTAAAGCGGGTGACCTGATATTCTTTGAGGAGGCAGGTTCATTCGGGGGACTACTCAAAGCCTGGGAGGTAGCCATGCCTACTATGCGTCAAGGTTCCAAGACACTTGGTACTATGATTGCATTTGGTACGGGTGGTGAGGAAGGTAGTGGGTTTGATGGAATGGAAGAACTATTCTATCACCCCGACTCCTATGACTGCATGGCCTTTGACAATGACTGGGATGCAGGAGCTATGGGAACTACATGCGGGTACTTTGTGCCTATACAACAAAACTTAGACGGATTTATAGATGAAGACGGGAACTCACTCAAAGAAGAAGCAAGGGCTCATGAGGAAACACAAAGGGAGAAAAAGAAGGGGGCAAATGATCCTAAAGCCCTCGACCAGTACACGGCGGAGCACCCGTTCACACCGCAGGAGGCGACGCTCCAGGTCACGGCAAATCTATTTGATGTTACTTCTCTTAAAGAGCAGTATAACAAGATTAAGGCTCACGGACTTGAGGTTGAAGGAACCGCAGGTATAATGTACTATGATAAAAATGGTAAGTCTTCATTTAGACCTAGTGATACCTGCAACCCTGTATACAAGTTCCCGCATAGAAAGGGAGACAAGACAGAAGGCTCTGTAGTTATATATCAATCACCATTTTTAACTGAGCAACAAGAAGTACCACATAATTTGTATATTGTGTGCCACGACCCGTATGCACAATCAAGCTCAACAACCAATGAATCACTTGGTGCAGCATACGTAATTAAAAGACCTAATAACCTATCCAAGCCGGATGATTTAATTGTAGCAAGCTATGTTGGACGCCCTAAAACACAGGATGAATACAACCGGAATCTATTTATGTTGGCAGAATACTACAACGCAAAGATCGGATTCGAGAACGACCGTGGCGAGCTTATTGCTTACGCAAAGAGATATCGCAAGCTACATAAGCTACAAGAAGAGTTTGAAATGCTGGATAAAAGAGAACTACGATCCAGAAATGTGAGACGTCAGTACGGTATGCATATGACCGAACAACGTAAAAGACAAGGAGAGTTGTACATCAGAGACTGGCTAGTGACACCAAGACACACAGACGAAGATGGGAATACTACTCTAAACCTGCATAAAATCTACGACCCAGCGCTTTTACAAGAACTAATGAAGTTCAATCACAAAGGCAACTTTGACCGAGTTATGGCGTTTATGGTAGGCATGTACCATACGCGAGAGTTATATAATAGAGAGGTGGTAGAAATTTTATCTGACAGATCACAGGACGATTGGTTCGAACGCAATTATAACTAATTTTGTAACAATGTATGGATCTCAAAATATCCCTCAGCAAAGACTGCCGCTGTCTAGAAAAAGTAAAAAGTGGAGAGAGCAGTGTGTAGAATCGTTTATAGGTATCTCAAGATTTGGGCTATCTGAAAGAAAAAGTTTTCTCAAGTCCTTGTATGACTACTACAACGGGGTAATAGATGAGACAGACTATAAGCACGTACTTAAACCGTACGGCAAAAGGAGAGAGAACTTCCCTTCTAAACTAAAGAACTACCCTATCATCAAGCCTATCATTGATCTGCTTGCCGGGGAGAAATCTAAGCGCCCACTTAACTTTACAGTAACAGTAAAGAATGGAGATGCTATAAGTAAGAAAGAAGAAGAGAAGAAGAAAAAGATCATGGGCGCCATGGTCAAGATTTTTGCAGAAGAGTTGGAGGGATCAGACAAGACAGACACAGGGCTACCTGAAAAAGTAGCTGAGCAATTTGAGATGTCTTATGTAGACAGACGCGCAATACAGGGACAGAACGCTTTGAACTATATTGTTCAAAGTGAGGAGCTAACAGATAAATTCCAGAAAGCATTCTTTCACTACCTCGTTGCAGGTGAGACATACTCACACAAGGGAGTCCGTAGAAACGAACCTTTCTATGATGTCATTAATCCACTAGATGTAGATTATGATAAAGACCCAGACCTAGAGTTTGTAGAAGACGGAGATTGGGCCATGGTCAGAAGATTTGCTCACGCTTCTACTATTATAGATCATTACGGAGAGTACCTTACAGACGAACAGATACTTGAGCTAGAGAACCCAAGGCATTCCTCAGTAGATACATACCTGCTTTACAGATCAGAAGCATCTGGGGGCGACGCAAACGTATCACGTAACAGAACAATAGAGGTTATAACTGTATACTGGAAGAGTAGAAAGCGTATAGGATTCTTGACATACACCGACCCAACAACCGGTATGCAAGAAGAGATGGAGGTTGTAGACGGTTTCCGTATGCCTGCTGAGCTCAAAGCAGCTGGGGCAAAAGTTAGATACGAGTGGGTGAACGAAGTATGGGAAGGTACACGTATCGATGGAAGATTCTACGTGAACATTAACCCTATCCCAAACCAGCGTACATCACTGGACAACCCCTCACTGTGTAAGCTGCCTATCAACGGTAGAAGATACTCTGACATAAACTCAGAAAACATATCCCTAGTATCTCTAGGTATCCCATTCCAACTCAACTACAACATTTTCAAGTACCGTATGGAGCTTGCACTTGCACGTAGTAAGGACATCATAGCACAGTTTGACATCAACATGATCCCCAAGAAGTGGGACCTGGACAAGTTTATGTACTACGTAGAGGGCACAGGTATAGCTTGGGTTGACTACAACAAAGAAGGTATACAACTCTCACCACAACATCAGTCAGTACTGGACATGTCTATTAAGACCGTAGGACAGTATATACAGCTCCTAGAATCAATCTTCTCGGAGTGGGAGAGGATATCTGGTGTAAACAGACAAAGACAGGGTATGGTGGGCCCCTATGAAGGCAAAGCATCTTCACAACAGGCCATCATGCAGTCGTCACACATTACAGAAGACTTGTTCCGTAAGTTCAATAGATTTGAGCAACGTGAAATGCAAGGTCTACTTGACTACTCTAAAGAAGCTTGGGTAAGCGGAAAGAAAGCTATGTATGTGATGCCAGACAACCAGATCGATATGTTCGACCTTGAGGCAGAAGATCACATGGAAAGCGAGTATGGTATCTTTGTATCTGATGCAGGCAGAGACCTTGAGAAACTAGACCAAGCTAAGCAGTTGTCACAGGCAATGATTCAGAACGGTATGAAGACATCAGATGTACTCAACTTGTTTGACACTGAAAACTTCACAGGAATCAAAGCTAAGATCAAAGCCGCTGAAAAAGCTAGAGAACAACTGGAGCAACAGCAACAACAAGCTCAGCAGCAACAGCAGCAGCAAGAGTTGCAACTCAAGCAACAGGCACTGCAACAAGATCAGTTGGAGAAAGACAAAGACAGGCAGGTACAGATCGAAACAGCTCTCATCCAAGCAGAGGCACAGGATACTACAGGTAAACTAAACCTAGACCTCGAGAAGATGTTGAAGCAGCATGAAGTAAAGCAGCGTGAACTCTCTCTAAAGGAGAAAGAACTAGATAGAAAGAATGACGCTCAATAATAAAGAAAGACGGGAGCTCTTAGATAGAGCGAGGGCTTCGGGATACTCAGGTTCTATTATAGATGTTTATGAAGGACATCGTAAGGGTAGGGACGTAATAGGCGAGTTTGAAGCACAAAAGCAGGGGAATATTGCTGTCACCCCGTCGCAGCAGCAAGCAGGACTTGGCCCCGCTCACCAGGCAGGTAGGACAGACCAAAGTATGGTTTTCCCAAAGATCGGTCCTAACGCGACAATGACAACTGCGAATAAAGGTTTGAAAGCAAACCTGGACGTGAAAGGCTATGATGACCGAGGTCATTTAGTGAAGTCATACGAGTCTGTCCCGCCTGGTGTTAAATCCCTACCAATGGGACCTAGAGCAACTACAGTATTAGAAACCCCAGCACGTTATGCAAGGCTTGGTGGATTCCTAAGTGATATATAGTAATAGTGAGTATAAAAAATAATTTTATACCAAAAGTTTAAAACCAAACAAATATTTTTGCAATGAGTGATGAAAAAAAATTAGACTTTAGCGCTATCTCTTTCGACAGTGTCGTAGGTGATGGAGCACAAGGTTTAGACCTAGCAGAGGAGACTCAAGAAGTTGAGAATCCGACAGAGGAACCTTCTAGTAATGAACTTGACCAAGATGTTGAGGACGTACAAGAAGACTATGGAGATGAAGACCGTGAAGACGGAGTCGACGAAGAATACAACGACGACGACGAAGACCTTACAGTTGAAGACTCTGACAGTGATCTAGACTCTTCGGTAGCAGCAGAAATTGCTGACACCCTTGGAGTTGAAATAGATAGCAACTACGCTGACACCGTAGAAGGCTTGACAGAGTTTGTCAGAGACGCATCTCAGACTGTAGCAGAAGATCAGATTGAAGATCTGTTTCAGCAGTTCCCTCTAGTACAGCAACATTTGGATTACGTCCTTGCAGGAGGTGATTCAGAAAAGTTCTTTGAAGCATATAATCCTAATTTGGATTACAGTAGTTTCCAGATAAACGAGAGTGATACTGGAGTCCAAGCAGCAGTACTTTCACAGTACTTCCAAGCTAAAGGACACGAACCAGAGTTCATTCAAGAACTTCTTGAAGACTACCAAGACAGCGGAAAGCTATACTCTAAAGCAGAGGCAGCTAGACAAGCTCTTGGCCAGGCTCAAGAAACACAAAGATCGTCTATGTTGGAACAACAACAACAAGAGTATCAGGAACTAGAGGCCCAGCAAGAAGAATTCTGGGAAGGAGTTGCTGATACTATTGAAAGCGGTAACGAGTTTGCGGGGATACGAATCCCAGACGCAGACAAGTCCGATTTCTTTGACTACATCTCTGCTCCGGCAGATGAGTCAGGCAGAACTCAGAGAGATATCGATTACTCTGAGGCAGATATGAATGTAAAACTAGCAATAGACTACCTAATGTATGGTGGTTTTAAGCTAGACGAAATAATTGACACTAAGGCCAGAACAAAGAGTGTTCAGGGACTTAGAGACCGAATTGTTAGGAACGAGGGGCAAGTTAAAAATTCTAAACGAGCTCAACGTACCCAACCTAAATCATTTGATCCAGATCAGCTGGACATAAACGCGCTTTTTTAAAACAAGCAATTAATCTATTTAAATAAATAATCATGGCATTGACTAACGTACTGAAAACGTACTACAATGATTCGCAGATGACTGACACCAATTCGTTGGTCAATGCGTTGATGGAGAAGCCAGAAGAGCTATCTCCAATTATCACGCACCTCGCAGGTCGTGAAGAAAAGAAATTCCCATTGTCTTTCATGACAGAGGGAGTAGGTAACACTAAATCTATCGATCGTTTCGAATACGAGTATCGTGTTAAAACACACGAAGTGAATGTTCGTCCTGTTGTAACTAACAAGGGAACAGGAGCTGGTGGATCTACTTTTACAATTACTTTCCCAGATCGCTGGTTTGTATTCCCATACACACTCGTTTCTGAAAGTGGTGTTCTTGCACGTATTATGGAAGAGCCTCGTCAAGTAGCTGATGGATTTCAGTATACAATGAAGTTTGTATCTCCAGATGCTGCAGCACTGACTGAAGGAGCAGGCGATGTAGAAGAAGGCGCAATGTGGGGTCAGCTATATGCTAACGTCGGAATTGACTTCTCTCGTGGAAACGCTTCTAACTGGAGTGCACCCGGCTTGGTGAGATCTAAGATTGGTACTATCCGTAAGTCTTACCAGTTCTCTGGTAATGCAAAAGACTACGTTGCTGAGTTCGAACTTCCATTGAAGGAGGGCTCTACAACTAAGTTGTGGATGGACTATGAAGAGTATCGTCATATGTTGAAGTTCAAGGAAGAGTGTGAGATGTACTACTGGTATGGCCAGAAGACTCATGACGCTACCGGTAGAACTAACATGGTGGACGAGAATGGCCAACCAGTTGTTTCTGGTCCTGGTTTGTTCGAGCAGATCATCAACAAGGACACTTACTCTACGCTTACACAGCAGAAGATTGAGGACGTCATTGGTGACTTGTTCTACGGAATGACTGACGCTACTGATAAGCAAGTGACATTGTTCACAGGTATCGGTGGAGCACGTGAGTTTGATAAGGCTTTGCGTAACTACTACGGTTCTAGCTCAGGTAGTGCATCATCCCCTGGGGCAACTAGAGGATACTTGCAGACTTCAGAGTCTAAGTTTATCACAGGAAGCGGACGTAGCCTTGGTGTTACTGGTTACTTTAACTCTTATGACCACATTGATGGGCATACAGTGAACGTAGTTAAAGTTCCATTGTTTGACCACGGTCCTGTTGCTCAGGCTTCTCGTAAGCATCCAGAAAGCGGATTGCCAATTGAGTCGTACAGAATGACATTCGTCGATCAGTCTACTTATGATGGAGAGAACAACCTCCAGATGATTAACAAGAAGGGTCGTGAAATGCTGCGTTGGGCTGTTGCTGGTTCTGTTGTGCCTAAGGGCTTCACAGGATCTGACACTCGCGCTAGTGATATAGACGGTGCTTCTGTGCATATGTTGAAAACAGCTGGTATCCTGCTTCGCAGATTCGATACTTCGCTTGATCTACAGTGCACTGCATCGTAATTTGTGTTTGGTTTGCATAGGGGGGACTGCAACGGCGGTCCCCCTGATTGCAGCCAAATTTGTAAACCAAACAATTGAGTTATTCTTTGACTAAAGAACAACTTAGTTATTCTTTCTAAACTTTAAAAGAACATGAGAAAAATTTATATCCGACGTAAGGAAACGACAAGTTACCTTCCAAAAGAGGTCCGAGTAGGAGCTCGCGTCACAATTGGTTCTATATTTGTAGGACGACAACCACTCAGAGGAGTGGAAGGAGAAGAGGCTAAAAAGTACCTACCAGGTCTTATAGGTCTACCGTATGATCACCCAGATTTTCCTTCACGGGAAAAAGACTACTGGGCAAGTCTAAGAGTCAAGGTCCCGTTTGAGGGAAAAGAACTTGACATTAGTACACACGAAGACGGTAGCGCTATAAATGTTGAAGACTACGTTACTTATAAGTGGTGTATGAAACACAGACAAGTAGTTGATAGTAAAGAGCTAATGGCTAGTACTGCAGGTGCCAGATTCTACATATACGATCCTCAAAAGGATTTGATCAAAAAGAACGCAAAAGTTAAAATTGCAAAAGAAGCAGATAAGGAGTTTATTAAAGCTTCTTCAGATGTTTCAAGAATGAAGAGATTGTTGAGGGTGTTGACAGATACAAACCCTGACAAGCTTACAGATTTGGAAGTTGAGAACAGTTTGTACGATTTGAAAACTAAATCACCTGCTAAGTTTCATAAAGCAGCCATAGATAAAGATCTTGATCTTAAAGATGAAATTGCTGAAATGATACAAGAGAGCATTATCCGTAAAATAGGCAACCAGCATATCCACGGTGATGAGACAATAGGAGAAGATTTAACTGATACTATCGTATACTTTAAGAATAAAAAGAACTCAGGAGCAATAAATACACTGAGGGCAAAACTCAAAGAAGTCAAGTGACAATAGAAGAGATGCATATAGCAGTCAACCTGGGAGTCCAAAAAATTGGGTCTTTCCAGGTTGACAATCTCTTGCCTGAAGAGATAGACCACGAGCTTAATTTAGCTCAGCGTCGTTTCATCAAGCAGAGATATTCTAGCACGTCCAATGCTAAGCAACAAGGATTTGAACAGTCTCAAAAAAGACTTGACGATCTTAGGAACTTAGTGGAGGACTTTACTGCTTACGAAAGTTTTTATATGGGACCGGTGTACACATCGAGTTCTAGAGGAGACATCTTCGTAGATAGGTACAAGCTGCCGCTAGATTACATGCATCTACTCAGTGTGCGTAGTGAGGTAAAGGATGGATGCAATAGGCCAATACAAATATCTGTAACCAACAGTACAGACCATTACCTAAGAATACCTACGACACTAAACCTACAGGGGTACTATCTAGTAGAAATACAGATAGCAAATGAAGAAGGAGGAGCCGATACAATTAGGAGCAATCAAAATGGATTGACCATAGATGATCTCAGAGAAGACTCGTACCCATTTGGTATAGAGCCTAGTCTTTCTCCTAACGATACATTCAGTGATCTAACTAGCAATAGAAGATCTTCAGATTCTCCTCCTGCAGATGCCAATGAGATATTCCTAAAAAGAAATGAAGCTGAAGATTCAGAAGGTGGAGGATTCTTTGCAATAACTGCAGATGGTAAAGATACAACACATGCAGGGGCTTATGCTATCTTGATATTTAAAGATAGAGGGGGCAATGAAGAAAAGATAAATGTAATGCAGCCTCCCATTAGCCTAGTTAATCAAACAAGAACGCACTCTGCAAACGACACTAGGTTCTTGACTAAACGCACACTTTGTAAGTATGTTCAGCAAGATGATATATATAAAGTGTTAGATGATCCATTTTCAACGACAAAAGGTTCATCTCCTTTGTATACAATGCAGGAAAATTTCGTAGATTTGTATTCGAACATAATGTTCTTGCCAACTACAACAGTAATAAAATATTTACGGAGACCAGCCCTTATGCGAAGAGCAACAGGTTCCGGTTCCGAGTTGCCCGAACATACCCATGACGAGGTAGTTGAGATGGCAATTAAAAGCATCTTGGAGGCTATTGAATCTCCTAGATATCAATCACAATCTGGGGAGGTCCTAGAAAGTGAATAATTTTGTTTAATCATGAAAAAATAAATAATCATGAATCAAGTTTTTATTTCGAATAATAGAGCCGGCCAGATGCTGAGCGCTAAAGCTTGGACCGACATGGTACACCTTGCAGGTGGTGCTGATGATGGTTCCGCTACGGCAATGTTCGGTGTATGGGATCCATATGCACAGGTGTTTCTTGACGGTACTACTGCCGCATTGGGACTTATATCTGCTCAAAATCTTGCAGCTACTACTGCTGCAGGTGGTACATGGGCTACAGCTCAACAAGGTACAATTATTGCAGATGGTACTGCTACTGCTGATGGTCAGGAAGTTGTAAACGTTCTTCCTTCTAGCCCTAACTGGTTGAATCAAGCTTTCCAGCTTGTTCAAGCTATGCCTAGTGGTAACCCAGTTGCTTCACCAATCATTCACACTAACCAAGTTAAGAGACTTCGTTGGGACCCTAACAATGCACCAGTATTGCATAAGATTACTGCGGCAGCTTCTGGGTTGGCTACTCCTGCTGTTGGTGATACTATACAGTTGATTTTGGTAACAAGATTTCCTGGAGATGTTGCTCGTTACGAAGCACAGATTAACCCAGGTGGTGCTGTAACTAACGTAACACCAGCATTGTCTACTGCATTTGACAACCCTAAGCGTATCTACAGATCTGCTGAGTACGTGTGTGCTTCTACTACTATCAATGATGAGCACAATGCTTTTGCTGATAAGGTAATTGCTGATAACGCTAGTGGTAAGAACTCATTTAGTGACTTCATTGATACTACTTTGAGCACTAATGATTTGGTACTTGAAGCTAAGTTCCAAGGACAGATCATTGATGCATTTGTTGTTGTTAATGGCAATAAGAGTCACACTTGTGCTGAGACTACTGCTCCAGAGTTGGGTGTTGGATCTTTTGCAGAAGTTATTTCTGCTGAGAAGAAGGCACAGTACTCACAGGGACACTTCAACAGAATGTATCTCCCAACAGGTGGGGTGACTAGTGCATCTCAAACTCCTGGTGGTGTAAGTAGCACTCAGACTGCTAACTATGACAGACTTATCATTGAGTACTACAATGCGAACAGCAACATGCCTGGATTTAACGGTCAAGGCAATATGTCTACAGCTACAGTATACTTCCCAGCAAACGGAGATCACTCTGATCAAAGTGAAGGGTTGGCTATTGAAGCTACTTGGGGACTCATTGATGCACCAGCAGGTGCAGTTGAGTACATCTGGTAATTAATAATCTATAAATTAATGGGGGTGCAATTGGGCACCCCCTTTAATACTTTTAAATCATGGCATCACGAGCAGTATATAACGACACCAAAATAAGAGTTAAAGCTTCTAAGCTTAAACCAAGAACTAGGTACACTATTGAGGTAACAGACCTCTCTACAGGTACCTCTACTAGTTTTTCTGAAAACTCACGTAAAGGAACTTTCACTAAGACTGTACAACTAAAGACAGCTGGTGTTGTTCGTACTGTGATTCGAGATAGCAAAGGAGGAATAGTTAAGGAAAGCTATTCAGTCTCTACTGCAGAAATAGACTGTTGCATAGCTAAGCTCGTACACGACGCTATAAACTGTACGTGTAAATGCAACAAGTGTGTTGAAGATTTAAAAAGAGCACAGACTATACATCTATTGTTACAGTCTGCAAAACATGAAGCACAGGTATTGGGTGCAGGTGACCTGGCAAATGCCAAAGTATTAAAAGCTAAAGAACTTTGTACGGAAGTCTGCGCCTGCGGATGTTAATACGAATATAGATGTCTAAATACTCAAAATCGTCAAAGACTACTAAAAGTAGTACAACAACTACGACTACCACAGTTAAAACCACATCTGGTACAGGTGGTGGTGGAACTGGTGGAGGGTCTGTGTCTGTAACAAAAGACGTGCCGGCAGGCTCTGGCAACCAAAATTCGATTAAAGACGACTCTATTAATGTTAATTACAAGCCGGCCAAACATTTCTACGTCACCCCAATGTCTTCCAGGTCTAATCAGTATCATGCAGATACTGCTATCATAGCTCCATATAGAACCTATTTGGGATCTATAGGTCCAGCAGCTAGTCCTGATGGGAGTGTATCTAATGATGTTAATGATGGCCTGTTTTTAAAAACACAGGGATTTGCAGAGGTAGTAGGAATACTACCTACAGGTATACTTAAAGCCGGCTCAGATCAAATACTAACAGGAGATGCTCTGTTAAACAAGATCCGTAGTGTAACCTACGACTACAGACCCGGAGGGCATAAAATTATTAGTATACAATATGAGACTGGATCGAGCGGTACCTGGAGAGAAGATCTACACAGCATAAGATTCAATGTGCTATTTTCAGACGGGTCTCACAAGGAGATTTGCCAATACATAGTACACAATAGCGTAGCGGAGAAGATACCACTAAGGACGCAAGACAGCGATTCTGTATTTAAGCCTTTAGAAAAAGATTCAAATTATGGAGCGCATGGACTAACATGGGATGTAAAAGGTCCAATAAACGCTAGAGATAGGCATATTTTTATATCTGCGGGGGCTTGGATAAGAAGTAACTCTAAAGGAGGAATTCCTGCACAAGGGCTAAAACATGAGTTCTGGAGAATAGATGATAAACCCTTAACCTGGGGGAAGTTGTCTGCTGTATTTCATCAACAAGCATACGATACATACCCAAGCCAGTGCGGGGACATAGCGGAAGGAGTAGATGAGTCTAGTAAATTTATGTGGGATTGGGATAGAAGAAACAACCCTACACACCCAAATAGTTTTGCAGCAAAAACAGGAGCAGATGGCTTTACTTACTCAGCAGCTAATGTAGCAGTAGGTTCTGCTTTATATGACACAGTTAGTGGAGTAAAGTACAATAACCAAGGAGTATTTACTGAAGGTAATCTTAATAGTGGAAGTATAAATTGGTGTAAAGTCAATGACCAAGGAAAATTTAACAGTGCTGAAACTTTTAGTAGTTTCTCCCAATATCCTTCTAATAGATTTAGTCCTATAAACTCCCAGTACGGTGCAGGAATAGGAACTACTATAATGCATGATGGAATGTGCATAAGGGTTCTGAGCCTTAATGGACAAAATCTTTACCAGTCTCTTGGAGGAAACCCCTCAGGTGAAAAAGATGTAAAACAAATTACACTTGCCTTAAGATCTTTGTATAAAGGTCAGTACCTGCAGCCAGAAGAGACTAATCTAGAACCCTATAATGGAGGAATAATACCTGCATCTGATTCTGTCGGTATAAATAGTGCTTTGTTTAATAACGGCGCTCAGGGCATCAATATATCACATACAGGATCGGGAGGAGGTAATGAAGGACACGCAGGGGGATCAAGAGATGTCTTTGTAAACCTACTAATAGGCAAGAGAGACAAATTCTTTAAGAGTGGAAATACCGCAGCTGCTGGAGTAAGTCCGATACAAAATCAAGCATTTGCAGCTTGTATGGGTAAGAAGTACGCAGGCAATGTTTCTGAAGGAAACAAACAAGTATACAGCGATCAAATACTTAATGTAGAAGGTAATGGAACTTTTGATCAGTTTGGACTTATACTGCCGTACAGCAAACAGGAGGGTCTTGCAGAAGTTGGACATGCTTTTGGGGTTGAATCAAATCTTCAACCTACTAACATAGAAGCGTACTTTGTAACAAATGTAGCTGTTACATTTGTACCCTTCTATTCTCACATAGATTTCCCTGTACTAAACAAGTCATCATATCCAGGAGTTAATGGTGATGATACTGGGACACTTTATCAATCAGACGTTTTAACAGAGTTTGATTCAGCACAAGGAGTAAGCGATTATGTAACTACTAAGCAATATAAGAATGGCAACAACGTAGTAGTAAACTCTATTCCTACCCTTCTCAATGTAGCTCAATTTGACGAAGTTCCTTTTGGGTACAGCCCTTCTCACGTTAATCTAGATCCAAATACTACATTAACATTAGATAACAAACATTCAATAGGATATAACGCTTCTATAAACGCCCATACTATAGGATATGATAGAGATACTAGGCAGCCTTGGGGAAGAGTAAACTCTGTATACAATGTGTCCGATACAAGCTATGCAGCAGGAAGGACTGATCTGTCAAAGATGAGAACATTCATTACTCTGTACCCAAAGAGTACTTTGACAAATCCTGCAGGAGTAGAGGCAGCTAATCCAGAGTTGACATTTTTGCAAACCAATATATATAACTCAAGTGCAACTCTACCATCAATAAGTATAGACGGAGTTGATACTTCTACAGGTTTTAACGGAGGAACTATTCAATTCCAAACCAATCTCAGTGCTGCAGGTGTAGTTACAGGCGGTTCTTTACCCGTAGACGCTAATGCGTATAACATATATGATTGGAAATACACCCCAGGCAGGCACTTGCTGGACGGATCTCTCTATCCTATAAATACAGATAATACTACAGACAATGAAGTACTAGGTCTTGCGGATTTTAACGTTCCTACAATACTGTTTAACCAAACTACCGTACAGGAGACAGAATTTAGATTGCTGGGAGAAATTAATGATACTACCACTGATAGACCTTTCATAGATCTTGATGTAGAAGATATAGCAGTAGAGCAATTTAATCTACAGAACGACAATGGTGTAGTATTTAATGCAGTTAGCTCTATTAAGATTTCTAAAACAGTCGATCATATTGGGGGTGTACTATCAGGAGCTGCAGGCATTGGAGATTGGAGCAGAGAGTATGAGTTTGTAGTATTCGGCCAAACCGAGTACGAAAATCCAATAGTTGTTGAAGAGATAGCCGGGTGCACAGATCCTAAAGCAAATAACTACAACCCTGAGGCTACCGTAGATGATGGAGGATGTATATATTGCGCAGACACTCTACCTTCTACGGCTGTAGATCCACACCAGTTCCTACCTTACGGGATAACTCCATCTGTTATAGATGCACCACCTGTGGGAAATGGTTCTGCTTATGGGGGATTAAATACATCCAATGAAGAGTGGGTTGTAGGTAACATAGGAAATGCAGTAAACTACTCACCCCCTAACGAAGGCATAGCAGGGGATAATCCAGGAGGTACTGCACAGTTCACCTCATTCCAATTTCAAGCATTGGTAAATACTAATGCTATTGTATCAGCAGCTAATAATGGGGGAACTTCAATTGATAATGGTGAATGGTTGAACTATTGGAACGATAACGTTGCTGACGATGCTTATACTCTGCTAATTTATGATATAGATGCTTTTGACTACGATCAATATGCGTGGGGTAATCAGGGAGCAGGAGGTAATGTTTACACAACACTTCCCATCAATGAGGGCTACAGCACAGTCAATGTACTTTTAAATAATGGGACAGCGCAGAATTTATCTTTCGGTACAAACTTCCCAGGCGATCTAGGAAATACAACACTTGGACTTCAAGCAGGTAAACAATACCTGGCTGTATTGGCTATAAACCCAAAGCAATGTAATATCACTTATTACTTGCCTTACAACTTCTGGGTGCTGTACTGTGACTGTGATGTATTTAGTGCAGACAACTGGGCGGGAGATGATTTCAGTTACCCTTGGAGTGGCAGTAATGCCTTCCCTGCAGGATATTCACAAGATCCTTATGCTTTCTGTCAGTCTAATATACTTAGCAGCAGAACATGGAAAAAGTCTAAAGGGACCAATGACCAAGATGGACTATGTGTTTTCCCTCCGGATTTTGTAGACTGTACTAACTTTATAGACTTCTGTATAACGAGTACTTCCTTTGACTGTGACCTTATAGGAAATGTTACAGATGGATTTACAAACATAGGTTCAGGACAAATTGCTGTAAATGTATTCGGGGTGTACACAGGATCAGACATACTTGGTCAAGAGTACGCACTTGTAACAGACGGACAGCTGTTCCAATTTGAGATTGAGATATTCCCTGCAACGGGAGGATCGGCAATAGCTTCTATACAAGTAACTACCGTAGAGGATTACATGAACTTGAGTGGGGGTGTAGAACCTCAAAACCTGAATGCAGTAAATATTCTATTTGACAATATACCTCAAGGTCAATACTACATTTATCTAAATCAATTAGGAAGTCCATTCCCTTCACAAGATCCTACTTTACCTGTATGTAATAATATTACTCCAGATGGATCAGATGGCGGCTTGGTAAGTGTTGGTATAGGAGAAGAGTGCCCAGAGTTTATTGCAGGATGTAATGACGAAGAAGCAACTAACTACAATCCAAATGCTACCACTGAGTACAATGACGGTACACCCTTTGATTTGTACAATGACACCTGTATATATGAAGACTGTACTAACGTATTTGAGGCAACAGTTGTAACCGCCATATCAATAACAAATAGTGAAGCAGAGTGTGCAGAAGAATTAGTTGATGATGGGACAGGTACTCTTGTTGCAGAAAATTTCTTGCAGGATACTGCAGTAGGGGGAGCTAGCTTTACAGTTGATGCTGACCCTGACGGTAATGGGATATCACCTGATTTTAACATAGGCATTGTTTCTATGATAAGTGGAAATCAGAGTGTTGGTACTGAAACACTGCTTACTCTTTACCAACAACAATCTGCTACTATTCTTTCTAGTGAAGCTACTGACCCACCTGTTCCCGCCACACAAGACGGTGTTGTAATAGGAGGGTTCCTAGCTACAAATGTTACAACAGTTCCCCAAGGGATGTTTTCTCCTAACGGAATGTATGCAGGTAACTACCTTGTAGTTTGTATACCTCATTCAGTAGCAACTCTTGTAGATTTAACTCTAGTTGAGTGTTTGGACCAGCTAGTTGAATTCTTGGACCAACTTCAAACGTTCACTATAAATCTTAATACAACCAACATCCCTAATGGAAGTTGTAATGAGCCGTGCAATGAAGTGTTAAACCCTGAGGATTGTGATGACTTTTTACCTGGATGTACAGATGAGTCAGCTACTAACTACAATGCTTCAGCAAACTACGATGACGGAAGTTGCGAGTACAGTGGTACTGAAACATGTATAACAAACCCAGAACTCCCAGAATGCCAAGAGTGCGAGGATGAGGAGACTGGGGGACTTAAGATATGTGATGAGACCTTTGGTAATGAAGAAGGGTGCGGAGATCCAGAAGCATGCAATTATAATGCAGATGCTCAAGTATTTGTACCTGGGCTGTGTGAGTATTGCAGCTGTGCTCCTGATTCAGAACTTTGTGTAGATAACGAGGATAATGATGAGTGTGAAGACGAGTTGGGTAATGTAGATCCAGATTGCGATACCCCAGAGTGTCCAGATCCTACCAACCCTGACTGTGATACAGTTGTTATAAATCCTTGTCCTACTGATGCAGATTGTCCCCCACCCCCAGTTCCAGATTGTATACAATTAGGAACTTGTGGAGATGATGATCCTACAGAAGACCCAGATGTTATTATAGACGATGTAATTGTCGAAGAGATATCTTGTGATCCTATGTTCAACGGTCAATCTTTTGACACATGGAGAACTGAGGCTATGACTTGCTCTGCAACAGAAGGAAGTAAGATGTTGTTTAAGCTAAGATCTGGAGTAAAGAATGCTAGCGAACAAGATCTAATTAAACTTACTCTAATAAACTACCTCTTCAATCAGGGACTAGATTTGTCTTGCTTGTTCAGCTGTGACGCTTATGATACTAAGACTCTTAGAAATAAGTATCAAGAAAGAAATTGTAGAGACGACTGGGCAAGAGGAGGATCTAAGAGATGGACACCAAAGAGCACATACAGTGCAGGAGAAACAGTGAGGGTAGTAAGAAATGTAAGAGGTGTTACTAAAGCATCTTATCACATCGCCAAGAAAGATGTACCAGCACAACAAATAAGTCCTACAACTAAAACCACGAGCAATGAGTTCTGGGTTAGATGTAAGACCATAAGGGGACAAAAACTAAATAATGAGTCTGGTCAGACTTATCTGAGAACTTTGTATGAGTTTATGATAAAGTTCTGTCAAAACTGTACTATAGTTAATGACCCTGGTCCGAGTTTACCAGACCGAAACAATACTAAACCTATTCAATCTAATACAGGCATTATTGGATCTGATGACAACGAAATAATATTCTAAAATGGCAAAAAGAATCGTAGATCTTGGATTGAAATCCAAAAGTGCCTCTGTATCAAATGAGAGGCTAGTTATACAAAACAGCAAAACAGCAGAATCGTCTGCTTATAAGCTCGAAGATGTGTTTCCTGTACTGCAAGATGGTAGTACTACTTCAGGTAGTAAGAGTCTAGGCAGTGCCTTGGGCACATCCGCCCTAACACCCCTATTTGTAGGAGGAGGTTTTGGTAATACTATAACAGGTAATGAAAAGAACACTCTTATTTTCAAAGGAATCAGATCTAATGATACCGTGCTTGAAATTAAGAATGAGACCCTAAGCTCAGACCTGACAAAGACAAACTTGGTATTGGACATCAATCAAGCACAACTTGATCTAAGTGCATGTAACAATACCAGCTCAGCATTCCTTTCACAAGCTACACTCAGCAATTCGGCACACGTAACTGGGACATTGAAAGTAGCAAATGGAGGTACTGGGGCTACTGCATTTGCAGACAAGTCTGTGATCATAACACAAGACTCAGGGACTGATACACTTGCTGCTGTAGCAATGTCTACAAACGGACAAGTTCTTATTGGGGGAAGCAGCGGTCCTGCAGTAGGTACACTAACCGCAGGTACGAACATTACTATTACCAACTCTGATGGAGGTATTAGTATTGCATCTGCAATAGGTACTATAGCAAGTGCACTGGATATGGATAACAACACTATTGACCTTGGTACAGGATTCCTGTCAGGTGATGGTAGTGCAGAAGGTATCAGACTAGACAGTGCTGGAAAAGTCTTTATAGGCAGTTCTACACCTACACCCTACTTTACAAGTGACCTGAACATTAACTCTGGCATATCTCTGGGACCTTCTAATGGAAGTGCAGCTCAGGCAATAGCCATGAATGCATGTACATCAGGATCAAGCCCCGCATTGACTATATCAGGTTCTAGTGCATCAAGCACTGGAAATGCAGGAGGTAAAGTAGTTGTACAAGCTGGTGGAGGTGATGGTAACGGCAACGGAGGTAATACAGAAATACATGGTGGTCTTAAAGCGGGGTCTGGTACAGACGGTTCAGTCTTAATTAAGACAGGATCTTCAGGCACAGCTACAACTGCTGTAACTGTAGACAACTCACAGAACGTGACATTTGCTGCTGGTGTTATCCAAAGAGGTGATGCAGGCGTTGTGTTGCATCAGAATACTCCTGCTACAACAGATGACGGTACTGCAGTAGTATCTGCAGCCAACGTACTAACTGGTATTGTAACATGTACCGCAACAGCTGATAGAAGTAAGGCTACAGACACTGCAGCCAACTATATTAGCACTCTTGGGCTGACAGCAGATGACGACGCTTTTGACTTTAGCGTAATAAACTTAGCAACAAATGGTACATCTTTTGTAACCTTGACTGCAGGTACTGGCGTAACACTAGTAGGTGCTGCAGTTATATCAGCACAAGACCTAGCAGAAGATGCATTTACTTCAGGAGTTGGACGATTTAGAATTAGACGTACAGGTTCTGCTGCAGTTAGTGTATATAGAATAGCATAATTTCATATATTTGTATTGTAAACCATAAAACACAATTAAAATGGCAACTACTAAAATAGAAGCTACAAACAGAGAGTTGCTTGAGGTCTTTAGAGGTCTTGAGTCAGTTAAACAAATCAAAGGAGCACGTTTTAGTGTTCTCGTTGGTAAGAACTTGAAAGAGTTGAGACATAAGCTAGAGCCGCTTGAGAAAGCAGCTGAGCCTACTTTTGAATTTCAAGAGGTGTCCGTAAAGATGCAATCACTTGTAGAAGCGCAAGACGCAGACGCAATGGAGAAGCTCGAGAAGGATAATGAAACCTTGATTGACGAAAGGAAAGCACAGCTACAAGCTGTAGAAGATATGTTGGATGAGCCTACAGAGGCTTACCTGCATATGATTAAAGAGTCTCAACTCCCCGAAGAAATTACCGGTGAGCATATAGAGAGGCTCCTTACAATAATCCAATAAATGGCAAGTATTACGACAAGACTAAGTGTAAGATCTAGAAACCTTTTCAGCAATGCTATTGGTGCAAGACACGATAAGTCTTTTGCCGTTAGCAGCGATGCGGACAGACGCATCAAAACTATTAAAGAAGCATCAGGGGCACCAGCTGTCCTGGTAGATGCATCTGATTACTATACAGATACAGACATAACTTTGTTTGTGTTTGTAAAGAATGCTACAAGTACAGCTAATAAGAATTTGTTTATCCTAATAGGATCACAAATCATAGCTCGTCTTAAGCCCAACGAGTACATCTTGCTTCCTTGGCATGTAATGAGCGGAAGTAATGATGTTAAGATCTATTCTAACGATTCAACTAATGGTGTGAAGGCAGAGTACTTCGCAGCAAAAATGACTAGTTGATATGAGTAAGGGTAAGATAAAAGATACAAAACTGGGAGCTTGGCTAGCAAGCAAAGCACCGAAAGTACTAGGTGTAGTAGGAGACCTTCTACCAGACAGTGGTGCACTAGGTGTGGTTAAAAACCTTTTGGACAACGAGCCTGATGTAGATCCTGCAGAAGCTCAGCGTGTAATTGATGCTGAAGTTAGATTCCAGGAGAACGTCACAGAACGTTGGAAAGCCGATATGGGCAGTGATGTTAAGCTGGCAAAGCTGATACGTCCTGTCACTCTTATATGCCTTATGGGGATGTTTATGGCTACCATGTTTATAGACAGCATGGACAATGTAGCATTCAACGTAAAAGACTCTTACGTATCTCTGCTCGAGCTGCTAATGCTTACAGCATTCGGTGCATACTTTGCTGGTAGAACAATTGAAAAGAAGGCAAAGAAGTAATGGAAGATGAATTTGATGACATCAGCTTTTTAGATCAGGAAAAGCTGAAGAGGCAAGAAGATAAAATTAAATCTGGTGAGATAACGTGTAACATAGAAAATCCCGAGGAGTGTGAAAATTGTGGGTCATAATAAACCAAACACATGACTATAAATGAAATCAAAGACTTCCTAACGGGGAAGCCTGGGTATTTGAAAAAGAGTGCGGAAGTACTCTCAGGAAGACTAGAGTGTGATGTTGAACTTTGTGAGACAGCGCTCTACGAATCAAGAAAAAAGGCTAAGGAACAGCCTGATGATAACGCCAACAGTAATGAAAGTGTTATCAGTGAGTTCCAAACGTTCCTTGACAAGAATGGCATCGCACCTGGTGATGTATCTAGCGTAAAGTTCTGGCAAACGGTATCAGGACACCAACGATTCTCCGTAGTAACAAAGGGGGAATCGATGAGCATGGATGCAATCAAACAGGAGATTGAAGAGTTTGCAGCGGAATACAGCCCAGAAACTGCAAAGGTCAAGTATGAAAAGTACTCTGACCCCGTAGTATATGAGGTATCACTACCAGATATACACTACGGAAAACTCCACAATCTATCACTACGTGAGGTAGAAGAAGAATATCTAGCCGTTGTAGGAGACCTTATACATAAAGCAAGAGGACTACAAATAGAAAAGATTCTACTACCAATAGGTAATGATGGTATGAACTCCGAAGGACTTCGTATGTCAACTACCAAAGGAACACCACAGCAAGACAACGGTGGATGGAAAGATACGTTTAGAGGATACTGCCAGTTGATGGTAAGAACTATAAGCTATCTAACTACTATCGCTCCTGTTGATGTACTAGTGATATCTGGTAACCACGATTACGAGCGCATGTTCTATGCAGGAGATGTACTCGCAGGATGGTTCAGAAACGATGCCAACGTGAATGTAGACAACAACTACAGCTCTCGTAAGTACTATGAGTACGGAGAGAACATGTTATTGTTTACACACGGAGATAAAGAGAAACCGGCTGATATGCCACTAATAATGGCTACTGAAAACCCGGAGATGTTTGCAAGAACAAAACACCGTGAAGTTCATTGTGGGCACCTCCACAAAGAAATGGTCAATGAGTACAGAGGTATCAAAGTTAGGTTTCTACCATCTATTTGTCCTAACGATGAATGGCACAAGCAGATGGGGTACGAAGCTAAACGAACAGGGCAGGCATATATATGGAATAAGCAAAGAGGACTTGAAGGTTATCTACAAACAAATGTTAGAATTTGACGACATAGACGATGATTACGATTTCTCTTCTTCAGTTGAAGAGGAGTTGGAGATCTTGGATGAAGCATACAGAAATGCTTTTGCCGTGGCAACTGGTAAGATGTCAGTATCAGAGCTTCTTGATAGAAGTCCTGATATGATATTCTTGCCCTTTGACCCGAGTGATCCGTCTACGTTTAAACTTGTTGTAGAAGATATGATTAAGTACTTTGAAGAAAGTGAAGAATACGAAAAATGTGCTGAGCTAATCAGTGCTAAAGACAAGTTAGATGACTTTAGATGAGATCGCATACAATATCCTAAACCTTGTTAGGGCTGGTAGATCTAGTAATGATGAAATCATATCGCTAGACCAGATCAAGTTCAACATACAGCACTACCGTGCTATGTTTATACGTAGAGACTATGCTAGAAATGGCTATGTCTCTAATTCGCTTGAACAAGATTTAGGATGTCTTGATATTATCAAGGTAGATGCATCTAAATGTTGTAACTTACCACAAGACTGTCCTGTGTATAGGACGTCAGAAAGGTTGCCTCGAACAGTTAGATTTAACTTTAGAGACGCCTTTACATTCATAGGTAAGCCTAATGGTACAGGCACAATCCCACGAGTTGAACCTTTTGAGGTTGAATACATACCCTATGATAAATACACAGCGGGCCAAACCAAGTTCTACGTTATAGATGAATACATATACATCTACAACCCTAAAGGACTTGAGGCGGTAAATGTAAGAGGGGTATTTGAAGACCCTGAAACAGTAGCAGAGTTTGCTACATGTGAAGAGGGACAATGTTATGATGACCAGTCCCCTTACCCGCTTCCTATGGATATGGTTAGTGTTATCACTAACGGTATAGCTACAGGAGAACTAACCTTGATGTCCACTGGACAAAATGATACTTCTAACGATAGACAACAAAACTAATTATGGGACTTAATACAACAAGAGAAAGACTTCTCGACAAACAAGCTAAAGCTGTTGTAGCAACACAAAAAGCTGCAGAAGAAACTAAATCATCTCAAGATGCAGCAAATACTCTGCTGACATCCATTAAGACAGCCGTAGAGCTTCTGGATAATGCTATTTCAGGCAGTGAGATGCAGGTAGATATTGTATCAGGAGCTGTAACAGCAACCTTGTCTGCTACAGACAATGCGGTGCTAGATACAATTGATGAAAGACTAGACCGAGTTGCGGCTCCTTCCTCTACAGTTATGCTAACTGGTACTAAAGCTTTTACAGGACCTTTCTATGCACTCAGTGCATTGGAGGATTCAGTGATTGATGCAAGTGAAGGTGATACCAACATTACAGAA